GAATCTTCACTTGTTGCGCTTTGAAGGACAATTGGAATATCTAACTTGATACCCATATCTGTTAAAATATTAACACTAACATTAAACTCTGGAGTAAAGAATGGTAGAATTTGTTCTAATATTTGAGTGCCATCTTCAGCATTTTCTACAAATGCATATAAAGAAAAATCAAGAATATATGGTGAGGGATTAAACATTTTTTTAATGTTTCTTTCACCATTAATCGTTTCTTTATGAGTTAATGTACCTATTGTATTTAATTTTCTAATAGGATCATAAGATATACCAGTCATTTCAAAACCCAGTCTTGGTAGTTGAATGGCAACTTGACGGTCAAGACTCGAATCTTGTCTTAGTCTTATAAGAAATTTTTGCTTTGGACCATAGGCTATTGGTACTTTTTGACGAGATAAAACATTATCGCCTGAGTCCTTTTTCTCAATATTAATATCATTAAATAATGTTCCAAACAACGCAACATATTTTCTTATTGTTTGATGATAAAAAGTTTGTCCTAACATAACACTCCATAAAGATTGTAATATTATTTAGTTGTATAAATAGTCTTATGGCACTTACTATAAAAACTCAAGGCGAAAATTTAACGATGCATCAAGGTAGTAACTTTGAAAAAGTTTTTACTGCTAAAGATGCAAACAATTCAAATGTAACCATAAGTACTGGTACTTGTGCTTCTAAAATGAAGAAGAATCACACAACTTCTAATACTTCTTGGATAATGTCTTTCACGGCGGCAGTATCTGGCAGTAATGTCACAATAACTGCTAATGCTACTCAAACAGCAAATATGTCTTCTGGATTATATGTTTATGATGTTGAATACACCCAAACGGATGCTTTAACAAAGGAAAGGATAGTTGAAGGCATGATCACAATTCTTCCAGAATCTACAACTTAAAAATTGCCCTCACTAAACGGATTTGATTCTGAAAAATCAATAATAGAGTCTGCTTCAGTTTCAATGGTTATATTATTCGCAGAAGCATCATTAACAAATACTTGTGTATCTGGTGTTGCTGTTACAGAAAAATACGCTCCGCTTGTATTGCCGACAACATTTTGAGATGTAGTAAAAGTACCCTTCAAATCTGTTAATTTCAATACTCTATCAGTAGAATTCCAAGATATTACTCTTCCTTTCGTATTTGCAGAACTTTCTGTGCTTCCAACATACACATATTCATCATCTACATAATTTCCTGATCCGCCTGATTCAAAATTTACTTCTATTGAATAAGCATATTTATCTTCTATTTCGTCTATGTCCTCAATACCAGTATCAATTCTTTGATCATCATATTGAAATAATTCACACGTTAAATCAAATATTGGTAATTTACCAAATTGATAAAACATGGATTCATGCTCGACAAATCTAACTTCGTATAATTTTTTATTTAATGGAAAAAATATTATATCGCCTTCTCTTGGCCTATCATAACCAGTATCTAAATTTTCCCATCGTCTTCTGGCCACAGAAAAAATTACTTGATCTCTTATTTCTAATCCAAATCTTGAAATAAAATCGCCTTCTCCTTCAAAACCATCAACAGACTTAACATACATTTCAATTAAATGAGATTTACTAAATTGAGATATTGTATCTTCGCCATAAAGTATATCTTCATTCATGTATTGTCTTGGAAGATAATAGTTATCTATTCCAAAATTTTTTATCGATTCGATAATTAAATCTTGGTGTAAATTTTGTTCTGCAGTATTGTTAAAATGATTAAAATAAGAATTAGTAGGCATTATCCCGGACCAACCATAAAGTCAACTGGTAATTCGTATTTAAGAGATGCTTGTTCTTCTGTTTCTCTTAATTCTGTTATTGCTTCTTCAAATAGTGTTCTCCCATTTAATGTCGTTCCTCCTGGAAGCTGTACACCTTCATATTTTATTAAATTAGCCCCCCATTGTCTCTTAAAAAGGGCCGTAACATATCTCTTTAAAAACATATCATTATATACATCTGCAAATGTTGCAGGATCAATTATTCTATAACACTCTACTACAATATATTCATCGACTTCAAGATCATCATTCCAATCTAAGTCTATATATAATCGATTTTGATGTCTATTAAATCGTAGAGGTTTTTTTCCTACGAACATGTCATTCAACAATTGTAAATGTTGCATTGACATTTTATAATTTATTATAGAAGTAGCAGTAAGATAAGGCATTTCATTTAAATGAAATTGATATCTAAATGAAAACAAATCGCTTGATGTTTGTCCTCCGCCAGTATCCTGTATATCAAAAATACCAAGCACACCAATTATGGAGTCATCTAATGTAATATAATGATTATCCATATCACCAAAAGTAACTAACGTTGCATCAGTATCGGCTACTGCGGCAGTCCCACTTGAACTTCCAGTTATCGTTTCAGCATTTGAAAAACTAGATGTAACATCATTATTTGAAATTCCACCTGTATCTTTATGTGATTTGAATGTTATAGTAGTAGAATTTGCAGAAACTACAACTGCAGTTGCATTTGATGTTCCACCAGTTATTGTCTCACCAGCAGTAAAACCTGTTCCAGAAATAATTTTAACAGTTGAACCAGTAATTTGGTGTATATTATACATTCTTTCAACACCGTCAAAATGATATTCTTGAAAAAACTGTAGTCCCTCATCCATTCGATCTTCCAGTTGATCATCTTCTACATTTATTTCAATAACTGGTTGTCCCAATGTTCTAAGACAATATTGTTTTAATTCTTCTCTTGTGCTGGGTTTTGCCATTTTACCTTACGTTTGATTTACAACTGTTCCTGTGCTGTCTCTCACACCTAATCTACAATTAACAGTAACAGTAGAATTTGCGGCTAATAAAGGACCTCCGAAATTAGTTACTCCGTTCGCTAATGCACTAAAAATATCAGCGGATGAATTTGCAAAGTGAATAACTTTTGTTCCCCCTATAACAAGAGCGGAGGTTGAAACCTGTAATCCTGTCAGGTTTGCATTCTGTACAATAGAAATGCCCTTTCCTCCATCTGCTGTAACTTTTAATCCTGTAGTTCCAGTAGCACCTACTGCATCTTGTAATATATCAACAACCGCTCTTGCCGTAGTAGAACTATTATTATCTGTTATAGCAAGCATGGAACCTGACATAACATGAGAAGTTCCTGTTACAGCTCCATGTATTAGTGCCATTGCATGACCCGTAGTCGTATTAGCCCGTAACTCAAAAGTATTTACAGTACAGCCAGCAGTATTCGCATCAATACGAATTCCTTGTTGATCAGCATCATTTAAGTCCACCCAAATTCCTGTTGTGCCATCAGTCGATCCTACGTTTACATGTAATTTGCCTGACTGAGTTCCTATTGTATCTCCGCCAACAATTTGCATATAACCACCATTCTCATTACCAAATACAACTGTATTTGCACCATCTGTGACTAGATGCATACTATCTGTTAAATGATTATAAATTAAAGCTCCACTGTCAACATTATCGGGATCACCAAATGCAATAGCACCATTTGAGGCATTGTTTGAAAGTAATGTCATACCAACTGAAGTGTTTCCTTCTAACACCACATCATCTGTGGACACCTCAACTGCGGTAGCAGTAGTCAATCCTGCCGCAAAATCTGTTCTTATATGCAGTCTTCCTTTAGATGAAGTTGCAGAAATTGGAGTTGTTGTATATTCTGGAAACTTACCAATAGCCACATTAGCAGTACCCACATCTGTTCCAAAAATAGGACCAATATTAGCTACAAGGGCAGAAGCCGTGTTAACAGATATATTTGCAGAATGGGTAAGTCCTCCAATTGTAGTTGGAGTATTATATGTTCCATTATTAAAAGATGCACCAGTAAATATGTGAGGACCCGCAGAGGATACTGTAATAATTTGTGCCGTTACAGAATCAGTAATGTTGACATTCATATTATTAATCGTTCCGCCATTAAGTATAGCTGAAGAAACCGTTCCTAAATCAGAAACAGTTGCTCCCTGAAGATTAATTGTAGATGAACCATTTGCTCTTAATGTTTGACCATTTAAATTTATTTCACATTCATTTATTTGGGCTCTTTCGATTTTACTATCAGGACTAGCACCAGAAATAGTTGCGGCAACGTCTTCAACTAATGCAAATTTTTCGACTGTTCCTAAATCTGAAGTGGTTGCTCCAGTAAAGTCTACAGTACCTCCTGAAAACAATAATTTAGAACCAGTTACATTTGCACCCGTAACAATATTTGCACTTATTGTATTAATCAAAAGTCCACCAATACTATTAGCAGAAATCAAATTAGATGCTGGATTGTCATCTGAATTTTCATTCAATACTGTAATAACCTGATTTGTTTTTGAACGCCATTGCTCAAAAGTATTGACCAATTCTACACTAGTAATACCAATATCAGATATTGCCATCTTTATCCTTACTTAACAATTCTAAAATTTTGTTTATATTTTTCTTTATATGATTTACTTCATTTTTTAAAGTATTTATTTCATTTTCATTAGACATTATCGTATTTGTTTGTGATACTTTTTGTCTATGTTTCAATAAAGCCGATTGATCTGTTGCAATAAGAGCATTGGAATACATATCTCTATGATATCTTGGATCGTCTGTTTTTACTATCAAGGTGTTCCCTCACTATCAAGAGCAATTGCACGTAAACTAACTATTTTAGGTATTCCTATAAAAGAGTCTTGTGCTACTCTATCTAAAGTCATAACCAATTTAATTGAAAACGTTTTAAATTGATCATATTTTGCACCGGTGCCGGCTAGATAAGTAATTTTTTCATCTATAGTTTTAAATTCAAAACGTTTAAACC